TGGGAATCTCTTATATGTAGCTACACTCACGGGAGAAATATCGGGACAGTCATCTCTGGTCGGTGATTTAGAAATCGTTTTACCGGGAACATCCCTGTCTGGAATCGTACCGGGCCAAAGTTCTTTGTCTGGTAACTTAATAGTAATAAAGTTTTTGGTTGGGGGTATTGGAGGACAAAGCTCACTGATTGCCGACCTTTCCACAAGCGAGCCAGTGACACCCCCTACTCCGATTTTCCGGGGACCAATAACTACCCCGGTTTCAGACATCATTCGACAGTTCTTTGTGGATCAGGGATCGGTTGCATATCCGGGTGGTGTGAGTTGGCCTTGTTATATATCTTATTTGCCGGATGGAGAATGGGTTGGGGATGATGTTATTTGTATATATGATGACGATCCCGAAAAGAATGCCAGAATAATGTTGACGGGAGAGGTGATTTTACATTATGGGATTATAATACAACTTCGTGCATCTGACTATACTCAGGGATATAGGAAGACGAATCAATTGGCTATTGAGCTTGATTCTTTGTTGGATGAACGGGTGAATTTAAGCAGTAGTGAGCAATTTTTCGTGCACAGTGCTACGAGGAGAGTTGGGGTGAGTCCTTTGGGATTAGAGGATGGCACTAAGCGCAGGCATTTATTTGAAGTGAAATATGTGTTGGCTGTGGATGAGATTGCATAAATGATAGATCGGAATAAACACTGGCCTGTAAGACATTGGGGAGGACACTGGGCGATAGGACATTGGCCCAGATTGGTTGCCGTTGTGCAGCCAACAATATCGACAGATTTAAGACATTCACCCGCATATATTTTGAGGGAACATTTAGTGGGTGCAGGTGTTATTGGAGATATTTCTGATGTGGATTTCTGGCCTGCTTATGTTTGTCGTTTGCCAGCGGTGGAGGGAAATGTTGTCTCTATTTATGACACAACGCCCGTTGTGCATTACAGGGTGCACGAAGATGTGTATGCTTTGCACTGGGGCGTGCAGGTGATTTTGAAATCAGAGGATTATGAAACAGGATTGTTGAAAATGGAGGACGTAGCCAATGAATGTGAAGGTTTGGAAGACGCTTCTGTGTCTGTGAGCAGTGCCTTGTTGTACATCATAAGGACGTGTGCATTTACGACAGGTATTATTTACGTGGGTCTTGAACGAAGAACAGGCAGAAGACATATTTTCAGTTTGAATATGCTCGCTGTCATTGATAGGATAATTTAAGATGGACGTTTCTACTTCATCAATAGTGCAACTGTTTCTGGTGAATAATGGGATTTTCAGTTCACCAGCTTCGGGGATTGAATGGCCAGCTTATTTGTCCTATTTTCCCGACCCGGAAAATGATTTTAGTGACACAGCAGCAATATTTGATATGAGTCCAAGTCTTGACGGTAGATGGATGGTTGACGGGTCTTTGATGCAGCATCGTGGAGTGTTGGTTCGCATTCGATCTTCCGATTATATAACAGGGTGGCAAAAGGCTATGGATTTATTCCAACTTTTGGCACAAAGCACAAAGGAGGATTTGTCAAAGGATGGTTCCACGTACAGAATAGACACCTTTGCGATGCCGAGTGGAATTATTTATTTGGGCATTGACGACGGGACAAAAAGGAGGTATAATTTTGAGATAAGTTATTTAGTGGCTATTCGACAAACAGCTTAACTTTTGAAAGGATTATATTATGGCTTATTTGACAGACGGACATCCAACGACTATCACGTTTGATGCACTGGGTTCGGGAGTTACTTTGCTTTTGAAAGAAACAACGGTCACACCTCCCGGCATCTCCGCAGGTGGAGAGAATGACACCACCACTATGCGGAATGTGGCTTGGCGAACTATGCAGCCAAAGCAATTGAAGTCTTTGACAGATGGGAGTGTCACCTTCCAGTACGATCCGGGTATCTATGATCAAATCTTGACCATTCTTGGGGTGAATGGACTCGTCACCGTTACCTTTGCCGACGATTCCACATTGGATTTCTGGGGATGGTTGGACGATTTTACTCCGGGTGAGACTGTGGAAGGTGCTATGCCGACCGCCACCGGAACGATAAAATGTTCCAATCAGAATGATAGTGGTACGGAAGTCGCTCCGGATTACACAGCGGCTGCGTAAGGACTTTTTGGACGGCGAACGTGTTAGGAATCCCCTACAGCACGTTCGCCGCTCCACGAGGCTGTCAGGTGCTTTAATTAAGGTGTTTTATAGTTAGATCGAAGGGTTTTAGCAGGAAAGGACCGAAAATGACTAAATACAACTTCAAAACGGCATTGAGGGAGCATGTTATCACTATTGATAACAAACGGTACTCGCTGCGTGAACTGGATGGCTTACAAAAAGGCAAGTACATGAACAAGATGGGGACTAAGGTTGATCTGGGACCGGATGGGGCAATCCAATCGTTCAAGGACTACAGCGGTTTGGAGACTATTCTGCTGGAGGAATGTTTGTACGACGAGAATGACAAACTGGTTTCCACAGAAGTTATGCAAAGATGGCCTTCATCGCTCTTGACCGATTTGTTCAGACTCGCTCAAGAGCTAAGTGGATTGACCGAGGAATCCAATAACGAGTTGAGAGTCGAAGCAAAAAACTCATAGAAACTGAGGAATTGGGATGGTTGCGTTTGGCTTCACATTTACATATGTCTTTATTCGAGGTCAAACGCAAAACTTCCGCCTCAGAATTTATACTCTGGATGGAATATCTTGAGTGGGAAATAAATGCTTTCGATAAGACTGCATATTATTTGGCTCAAGTAGCGGCAGAAGTTAGGCGTTCGTATGTGAAAACGCCGAAGTCTGTAAAGTTCGAGGACTTTGTTATGAAGTTCCGTTCAAAAAATGAAGAACCTGATATTTCTGTAGATGCATCAGTCAGGTTACAAAGGCAAAAGCAATTCTTTTTTGGTTTGACTGGTTTGACAGGCAGTGCTGGCAAGAAGAAGAGGAAGTAAACCATGGCAAAGGAAAAAATCGGCGATGTAGAAGCTGTATTGAACTTGGTCACTGGTCCGTTTGATAGAGCATACAAGGGAGCCTTCACAGGATTTACTCGCGGTTTTGCCGGGATGATTAGGTTCACTGAGCAAAATATGAAGCGGGTTGTACGAGCCATCACAGTTTATGCAACAACTTCTGTAAAGGCTTTCTCTAATTTCGAGGATGCAATGGTTCGTTCTGCTGCTGTTACAACAGGTGCAGTTGGGGCAATGCGAGAGGAGATGGAGAAAGCGGCTTTAGAAATGTCGAGGAGAACAATACTCACAGCTAGAGAATTGGCTGAAGGGTATTTTGCATTGGGCCAAGCTGGTTTTAATGCTGTACAATCTATCAAAGCGTTACCAGTTGTTACAGAATTTGCCGTTGCCAGTCAGGTGAGATTGGATACAGCCACCCGATATTTGGTCAGAACTCTTGAAGGTTTGGGAATGGCATCTGAAGACCCTATTAGAAACATGTTGCAGATGGAGAGGGTTTCTAATGCTTTTACATACGCTGCTATTAAAACGACTGCTGAAATTAACGATTTTGCTATTGCTATGACCCATGCTGCCGCGCCTGCTTTGCGTTTGGTGGGTAAAACTATGGAGGAGGGCATGTCGGTATTGATGGCTTTTGCTCGTGCTGGTATTGTTGGTGCGGAAGCTGGCACATTGTTATGGACAACTGTTCGAGATTTACAAAGAGCATCCATCAAAGCCAGAGGTGAGTGGAAGGAACTGGGTTTGGAGATTTATGACAGTACAGGTAAAATGCGTAATATGGCTGACATATTTATGGATTTGGAAGCCGAGTTCAAAGGTGTGTCAGATGAGGGGAAGAAGGTCAATTTGATGTTGCTCGGTTTCCAAGACCGTTCATTAAGGGGTGTTCAAGCGTTAATGGGTTTTGCAGACCCGATGAAGCAATTTGAGGAGGATATGGCAAACATTGGAAAGTTGACTTCAGAAATATCCCGAAAATATTTGCAATCTTTCCAATCACAGATGAAGATGGTGTGGAACCACATTGTGGAGGTGGGTATTGCTTTTGGAAAGAAACTTGGACCCGCAATTTATGAAGTGGGCCAGACGATCAAGCGGAATCAGAAAACCGTAAAGAGCTGGGCTGAAGCTATGGGTGAGGTGATAGGCATAGTTGTAGATAAGTTAAGATATTTTGTTGACTTTTTGTTGAGTGATTGGCGATCTGGTGTGGAGTTGTCTTTGGAAGTAGTTAAATCGCTTTTTGTGGCATTCGGTGAATATGTTTGGTTATTTCTCAGGGATGTTTTTAAGAATATTGGCAGCAACATAATTCCATGGTTGATCCATGAACCTATAGATAAAATGTTGGGGAAATTGGACAAGTCTTTGGAAAAAGGTTTCAAAACAATAGGACGAAAGTTCGATGCAACTTTTGCAGAACTGGGTTGGGAACTCCCATCTCTCGAAGGTTGGTTTGAATCATATGGAAAATCTTTGGACAAAGCAGGCAAAGAGACAGAAAAGTTTCGAGCTAAAGCGTTTGATTGGAGTACGGACCAATATGCGGCGGTTGGTGAAAAGTTGCGTAGTAATATAGCTAAGGTATATAAGGAATATAATTATGCACAGCATGTAGCACAAGAGGAATCATTGGATAGATGGAGAGAACATGGCAAGTTGTTGGGAGACATTATTGTTGGCCCTTGGAAAGTTACAGGTAAGAAGATTGCAATGGAGGTTGCAAAATGGTGGGACCCAAAGAATATACGGCTTCCACATGCTGAGCGTGTGCGAATAGCTTTGCAAAAGTTGAAAGAGCCATTGAAACAAATGCACCAAGAATTTAGGGGTCAGTACGAGACACTTGGAAGAACCAACGAAGAAATGACGAAATATCATATGGGTCTTAGTCTGATAAGGTTGCTTCAAGAAGAATTTGGTGCTTTCGAGCATTGGTATCCGGAGGAAATGGAAGCATTTACTAAAGAGTTAAAAGCGCAGGAAAGGCTTCTTGGGGAAATTATAAAAAAACAAAAGGAATCTGCCCGTGTGTGGGATGCTTCAAGACAGTGGGCAGAGGATGCAAGTTATGTGTGGGTAAATCTTGGTGAAGATTTGGCTCGCGGGTTCGATAGCTTTGCTGAGACATTTACAAATTGGATGACTGGTGCTGAAGTAAATTGGAAACAATTCACCGCATCAATTTTGCGAGATTGGTTGCAAACTATTGTGAAGATGCAGATGGCCAAAATGCTTACTGCAATACTTCCTACTCCCGGTGGTGGTGGCTTCAATTGGTCGCGTGTTTTCGGGACAGGCACCAAAGAAATCCAACCCGGCATATTTGAAGGTCCGGATAAAGGTGCTTTGGGTAAAGTTTTCAATATGGGTAATATAGTCCCCATGGCATTAGGTGGTTTGCTGTCGCAAGCAACTTTGTTGCCTATGCGAAATAGAAGAACAGCATTGGTTGCTGAAGAGGGTCCTGAAGCTGTTATGCCTTTGACCAGAGATCGTCAGGGAAGATTGGGTGTTCGTTCTGAACCGCAACAGGCGGTTGTGAATACGAAGATTGTCAACGTCTACGACAGGGAGGAGGCACTTGCGGCATTGAACACGGCATCCGGGGAGAAGGTGATTTTGAATGTGTTGAGGAGAAATGGAGTGCTTTAATATGGGTTTCAGTGGTGCAGTAAGAAATGAAATGCTGGATTGGTGGATAGGTAATCCACCATCAGGTTATTTACCACCAACTGAATGGTATGTGGCATTGGTCAGAACAGATGATTCCGAAGTCGTCGGGGGTGGGTACATGCGATTGCAAACCGATACTGATGATTGGGTTGGTATAGGGGGTGGAGAGGTCACAAATATATCTGATTTAACATGGGTTGTACCAACCGCTGACTGGGGCACAGTCCATAAGGTGAAATTATATGATCAATTGATAGGTGGTACTGAATTAGCTGAAGGAGATTTGACAACTCCGGTTGCCATATTCTCCGGTGGGACAACGCCGGAAATCACAGCCGGTAATTTCAGCATTCAGTTGACAGGTGGATTTAATGAGGATATTAGGGACGAGATGTTGGATTGGTGGTTTGGCAATCCGCAATCCGGATATATTCCACCGGAGGATTTTTATGTGACTTTAGTAAAAACAAACGGTGAGGAAGTACCGGAGGAGAGTGGCAACAATTATGCACGGGTGCATACGGATGCTTGTGATTGGGGTTCCGGTGGAGTGGCCCCATCACCCGAAGACGGAACGATAGTCAATGTTTTCCCGATTACATTCCCCGCTCCTACGGCTGGTTGGGGGGATGTGAATAAGGTTCGATTGTTGGATCAGGCTTATCCAACAAGTGGTGAAATTATTTTGGCAGAAGGTGACATAATTGAGACATATACAGTGACAGGTGGAGGTGTGACTCCGGAATTTATCGAAGGTGCTTTTAAGATCAAGTTGTTGTGAGGTGTAATAATGTCACTTATAGTAGCTGAAGGGTTCGATGTGTATGATGGCTCAGAAAGTAAATACTTTTGGCCTGTGAGTTCTAAATGGACGCGGGATCATTGGTTGAATGGAAGGGTGGAAGCCGGTGCGGGAAGACGTTCCAGCGCAGCAGCGAGGCTTTGTTGGCGCAACCCTTCGGGTCTTAACAGTTATTGGATTTGCTTGGATTTGCAAAGTTCTTATTCAACAATATTTTGCGGCTTTGCATATAAAGCAAGCACGCACTCGAACCTCCCCGTATATCCAATTCTGTTGTTTATGAAAGGAACAAGTCCTACAACGGATCAACAATGGGTGATTAAACGCACAGGCAGTCATGGATTGGAAATATATAGTACACACGAAGGCTCTTTATTAGCTTCGACAGCAACGAATGTAGTGACACCCGGAACATGGCAATATTGGGAGATTGGCACTTATTGCCATTCCAGTAATGGTTATATTATTATTAAGATTGATGGGGATGTGGTGTTGAATGCTACGGGTATAAATACTCAAAATTCCGGCACAGGCAGTTATAATGCCATACATTTTCGACACTATTCTGATCCGAATAATTCTACTTCATATACTGACTTTGACGACGTGATTGTAATGGATGACCAAGGTTCCACTTTTAATGGTTTTCAAGGTGATGTGGCCATAACGAGTCATTTTCCTGAGTCGGATGTTGATACAGATTTTAACAGCACAAAAGCCAATCATTACGATGCTATAGATGATGTTGGTGCTGATTGGGACACCGATTACATAGATTCTTCCACAGAGACGGATCGTGATTCTTTTAATATCACAACAAGCCTTGTGTATCCGAGCGTTCTTGGTGTGTCAATGGTGGCGTATGGAATAAATGATACGGGAGGTACTGCGAAAATAAAACCCTTTGTGAGAATAGACGGGAGCATTTATTATGGTGATGAGCAAACTGTTACA